TCTGAGTTCACATCAGGCTACAAAGATGGCTATGTTATCAAAGGTTATAGTGGCAATGCGGCTACGTTGAATAAAATTAACCTAAATATGATAGCTATCTGGGACACAATCGAGGTATTGGAGCGTGAACGAACTTTGATGATGACGTCGACTGATGAGAAAACTTACTTTATGTGTGATGAGTACAGGAAGTTGACAGATCGTTTGAATTTGCAAGACACACTGATGGAGAAAAACGTTAAGACTAGAAGAGATCTAATTGAAAAGAAACGGGTCGAGTACCCGAAATGTGATCTCTTTCATAAAGCCCACGGATACGTTAACCAAAAACTGTGTGACATCGCGTTCAAAGATCATGGTAAACTCTTGAAAGGTGTTGATAACCTGAAAGGTGAAGTAAAAGGAGCGTTGAAGGAAGGAATAGATACAATGATGGATCAGATTCAAGGCGAAGAAGATGCTAGGAAGGAAAGAGAGAAACAAAATGATGACTTTCAAATGGATTTGGTACTCGATCCTATAGCATTACCTTCGAATTGTTGCATGACCCATAAGTTGAATCTATCAGCCATAACTCGCGTGGGAGGAGAAGGCTTCAACGTTTATGAACCTTTCAATAGTTTGACTCAGGCGGAGTTAACGGGTAATCTAGTTGCCAAGGATTGTGGTGGCGCACCTTTTTGTGGATATGTGGCGGTAGATATAGCTATGGGTAGGAAAATAGACCTCAAGAGTTATAAAAGTTGGTTGGTTGAAGCCAAAACCAGTTTGCATGGCTCAGGCAGGGCGAGTGTGATATCTCTCTATTGTAGGAGAAATGGTTACAATGTTATGTTCTTAGATGAATATGGAAGAGTGTTAGACACTAATATCCATGATATTACATGGGAAGTGATAGTGTTACAAAACAACGGAAAGAAACATTGGCTGTTACTTACTACGGATAGGGCTAATAATATGGTAGAAACTGAGAGAATCAGTTTTGAAACCAATCTCAAATCCACTAGGGACACAATAGGTTATTTAACCGATTTGTGTGTTGAGAAGAACACTTGTCAAGGCTCATTGGAGGAAGTTATTAAACCAACCCGTAATTATCTCAGGCGATGGCGTAGTAGGTTTATGCACCGATTAGCTATGTCGGGTTCGTGTGATGTGGATGCGCGATGCGTCCGCAACATCACATACCCCAACGACAGCGAAAGGCGAAACCCGAAACAAGCGAGAGACCGTAATGAGAAGGTGGATAGTATAGATGTGTATGAGATAACGGTGCATTACAACATGTTTTATTTATTTAAACAAGAGTTCAAATGCGAAGTTAAAAACTCAGTGCTAGCATCAATCTACAGCCATTCGAATTTAGAGAGTCTCCGCGCGTCAAAGCTACCCGTCACACCGGCTGTCAGTGCAACAGTATTGCGTAACATGGAAAGAATTAATGGAGATGCAAGGTACACCCATTTTTCAACTAACTCATTCAACACTCGTGTTTTCTTTAGTAAGGATTTTGAAGTGGTAGACAATGAACCCCATTTGGATAGCGTATACACGGTTTCACCGTTACGCAA